AGACACTGGAGGTGATGACCAAGAAAGCTCTACTGAAGAACAGAGTGAACTAGAGGCTCTTCGACAACAAGTAAATCAAATGGAAATGGATAAGCAAGACCAAGTGATTTACGACATGTTCGGAGGCAAGGAAGAGTACGAGAAAGCCGCTGAGTTCTTCGCTCAGAACCTAGATCAAGCAAAGATCGACGTACTTAACGCTGTCTTCGATAGCACTGACATTGAAGCCAAGAAAGTTGCTGCTATGGGTATGCAAGCCCTGATGAACCAAGAGAACGGCTTCGAAGGTCAACAATTCGCTGGAGACCAAGGAGGTCAATCTTCTACGGCTCCATTCAAAGACAATGGTGAATATCTTCAGGCTCTTGAAGACCCACGCTATTACAGAAGTGACGCTGTAGGTGAGTCGTACCGTCAAGAAGTACGTTCACGCATGTCCTCAGACTTTCTAAACACTGGCTGGTAGCAATTACTAGCTAAAAACCTACGTCTATCCACATCTCATTAACCAGTGGAATTGAAATAGACACCCCCTTCTTAAACACAAAACCCCACATCGGGACGTTTTCAGAACGCTCCCACCCTCTCCCCTACCTAAAGGAAAAATATATACATGGCATTCCCTACTGATCAGGTTATCTCTCAAGCAGGTCAAATTAACAAAGCTGGCGACTCTCGCGCTCTATTTCTTAAAGAATTCGGCGGTGAAGTCCTTACGCTTTTCAAACATTCCCACTTGGCGTTAAACCTGACGCGAGTACGAAATATCTCTTCTGGTAAGTCGGCTCAGTTCCCTATGATTGGTGAAACTGGTGCTAAATACCATAAGCCAGGTACTTTGATTGAAGCAGACGCTATCGGACACATCGAGCGTACTGTAACGATTGACGATATTGCTATCTCTCCTGTGTTCATCCCAGACATTCAGGAAGCAATGGCTCACTACGAGTACCGAGGCCAATACGTTGAAAACTGCTCGTTCTCTCTATCTGATCTGGTAGACCGTAACGTATTCCGTATGATTGCTAAGGCTTCTTTCATTACTGACGCTTCGGCTGCGGCTGCGGCTGGTCTTCAGGTTCTTCCAGAGCAGAAATACACAGCTAACATTCAGTTGGCGGCTGCTGGTGATGAACTTGTAGGTAAGAAGCTGGTAGACGCTTTGTTTAAAGCTCGCACAGAGCTACGTAAGGCGAATATCCGTAAGCAAGCTAACGTTGTGTTCTCTCCAGAGCAGATCGAAGCCTTGACTAACATTGCTCAAGCTGATGCTCCAGCGATTACTTGGTTGAATAAAGACATTGCAGGTTCTACTCAGGACGGTCTTCTAGGCAACGCAATGGGTAACCTACCAATCTGTCGTATTGCTGGCTTCAACATCTATGAATCTAACAACCTTCCAAACCAAGATGAATCTCTAGGTCTAGTTACTGACCCAGAACCATTGTCTGACGTAGCGTTTGGCTCTGGTAATGCCGCAAAATACCGTGGCGATTTCTCTAAGTTGGTTGGTCTTGTATTCGTCGAAGACGCTGTAGCTACAACTAAGTTGATGGACTTGACTGTTAAACACGTGGAAGAGCCTCTACGTATCGGTGACACCATCCTAGCTAAGTTGGCTGTAGGCCACGACATCTTGCGCTTCGAATGCGCTATCTCAATCTTGGCGGCTTAATCCTCAAGATAAGCGCTGGGCTTCGGCTCAGCGTTTCCTCCCTAACTCTAACTAGGAGTTCATTCATTGAAAATTGAACCAATGACCGAACTTGATGCTATTAACTTAATGCTTGCTGCTATTGGTGAAGCTCCGGTTAACAGTATTGGTACAGGTCTTTCAGAGTCTCGTTTGGCTCAAATTGAGTTAGAAAACACTTCGAGATTCGTTCAGTCAATCGGCTGGTATTTCAACACTGAAGATAACTATCCCTTAAGCCCCAACAATAAGGGTTCAATCCAAGTACCACGAAATACCTTAAAGGTTGACCCTCAGAACAGACGCTATGTGGCTCGAAATAACCTGCTTTATGACAAGGTTAAACGTACAACTGTTTTTGAAGATACAGTCCTAGTGACTCTTGTATTTGGTCACGGCTGGGACGATCTACCGGAGACAGCTAAGAACTACATTACAATTCGTGCAGCAAGACGCTTTCAGGATAACAATGTAGGTTCGAATACACTCCACGCCTTCCACGCTAACGATGAAGCAGAAGCAGAGCTGATGCTCAAGACTGAGGAGCTGGAGTCAGGTAATTACAACCTCTTCGCTAACCCTCAGTTACAGTCTATGCAGAGCCGTTCACCTAGCAAGACGTATAACCGTGGGACTATCACGGAGGGCTTCTTGACTTAATGCTTATCTCTCAAGATATACCGAACCTAGTCAATGGAGTCTCACAACAAAGCCCTTCCTTAAGACGCCCCGACCAGTGTGAAGACCAAGTAAACTGTATCAACTCTGTGGTTGAAGGTATGAGCAAAAGACCTCCTACACAGAAAGTCGGTAAGCTTAACCTAGCCAATCCTTACGATTCATACTTTGAGTACATCACACGTGATGACCGTGAGTCTTATCTCATGGCTATCTCTGATGGTTCTCTTCAGGTCTTCGATAAGGCTACCTGTTATGAGTACCCTGTAGAGATTGACGCTCAGCTTAAATACAGAGGCCGTGTCCCTTATCTACATGTAAGTGGTGAATGGTCTAACGAAAGAGCCTTCCAGACTCTACCAATCGCTGACACTACGTTGTTACTGAATAAGACCGCTCCGGTTACCAAGGCGTATGACACTCAGAATGACCCTGAGGACGCTGTAACCTCTGATGTTCGCTATAGACTGGACTTTAGAGGCTTTCAGTACAACAGGTCATACCTAGTCTCTCTACAAAACACTGACGTTAACTCCGTAGGAAACTTCACAGGATACAGTTACCTTATCAATGGGACTGAATACCGTTACCACTACCAAACGCCTCTAGCTGACGTTATGCGAGGTGTGCTTAACGCTGTGAAACTCCAGTATCCTACAGCGATTGTCAGTATGTGGGGATATTCTCTCACGGTTTTCATACCGGAAGGTACTAGCGTAGATATTGTGGACAACTCACATGTTCATGGCGTCTATCGTAAGCGCTGGAGTAGCTGGCGAGGTTCTAGTTACTACAACGTTTACCAGTCGATGAAGACCTCCACTTATGGCCTAAAGTCATACTGGAATACCCCGACCCCACCGTCAGACGGTAGGCCAGAACATGAGGCTATTCTCTGGGTTAAAAAGGTAGACTACGCGACTAAGTACACAGTGACAATTAATGGTTCAACTGTGTCGTATGAAACCGTCGAAGCTACTACAGCCAGAGCCAGAGCCGGTCTTCAGTCAGAGAAGGTCACGGAAGAGCTGAAGAACGTTATCGACCCTATAGCTAATATCACAGTTACTCAGAAAGGTAATGTACTCCACTTAACCAGTACCTCAGCAATCAATATCTCCACTTACGATTCGTTAGGCGATACGGCCTTACTTTCATTCAAACGGGAAGTGAAGACAGAGACAGAGTTACCCAAGAAGAACGTACCGACTGGGTACAAGGTAAACGTCCAAGGTGAATTGACTGAGGAGGACAGCTACGGCTACTGGCTAGAGTTTGTATCTAAAGAAAACGATGGTACAGGCGTTTGGGAAGAGACCACTGGTCTTGACCAAATCAATTACCTATCGCTCTCCTCTATGCCTAAGCAGGTCAAACGTCTTCAGAAGAGCGAGTACGTGACTGAAGGTAATCCTTATGGAATATACTTCTACATGACTCATGCTCCTTGGGAAGGACGCTACGTAGGTGACGATGATTCTGCCCCGTGGCCTTCCTTTGTGTCTGACACTGACGAAAACGGATATGTGACCTCCGCTAAACACATTCGGTCTATGGCAATTCACCACAACAGATTGCTACTCGCGTCTGATGAAACTATCAATTGCTCCGAGATCGACAACTTCTTTAACTTCTTCCCCAATACTGTAGCTACTCAAATGGATAATGACCCTATTGAGATTGCTGTAGACAGTACCGATATTGCAACCATTGAACACATGGTTCCTTCCTCCGGTGAAATGCTTCTGTTCTC